ACGTTGAACGTGCGGGCCACAGTCGTGACGACTTCATCACGGGTGCGGGCCATCCTGCCCACCTCGCTGGAGGTGTAGTCCGCCAGAAGGCGCTGCTCCGTGGCTGTGGTGTTGGTTACCTCACCACGAGTGAATGGCGCCATCAGGCCCGCGTCATTGATGTCGGACGTGACGGTCTGCGCATACAGGGTGATGTCTGCCGGGATGGGGGCGTTGGGCACGGGCATGATGTTGCCCTCAATGGATGCGCCTGGTGGAACGTCCACCTCGATGAACTCCCCATCCCGCCCTTCTGCGATTTTGGCGCCGGCCTCGTCATCGAAGAATCCCGCCCGCACCATCCACTGGCGCGCCATCCGCATCACACCCTGGGACTGGTAGGTGCGCAGTACGTTCAGCTCGCGGAACTGGTCGTAAGACCTGTCCAGGAGGCTGTAGCCGCGCAGTGGGGTGTCCGGGTCGCGGGACAGGTACAGCGGGACGATAGGCACAACAGGCCGGCCGCTGGCTGTCTTGAATGGGATGCCTGTGGTGACGTGCTCCACCTCCGCCGCGTCATCCTGTGGCGTCTGCTCGTCAGGGTCTGGAGGCAGGGCGCCCACCTGCACCTGGATACCCTCGAACAGGAAGCTGTTTCCACTGTTGAAGTCTTCAGACCAGACCAGCAGCTTGTCCGCCCGCAGGTCGTACACCTCGAACACTCGCACCCACTTGTCTGACGAGTCCACGCCCGTGTCTCGCAGTGTGGCGCCCTGCCCACTGCTGCCTGTCTGGTCAATCCACTTGGAATAGCTGCGCGCCCGCAGCTGGTCCGCGGACACGTTGAACCGCTCCAGGGCCTCGTCCTCTGGCATCAGGTACACGTGGCCCACGTACCTCTGGGCGGACCAGCTCCCGGCTGTAACGTCCAGCACTACCTCCCAAGGCGCGAGGGCTGACGTGGATACCCGCTTCAAGGGGTCTACAGACTCCACTGGGGCCAGCTTGATGAAGGAGCACGGGTAGATGAGGGCCAGGCGCGTGGCGTCCTCGAGCTGTTCCCGAATGGTCAAGAGGTACTGGTTGGCCGTGGCCTCTGCCACCTCCGCATTCCCGCGGGCGCGCAGGTCGGGCGTCACCACCACGCTTGGGTTCTTTGCGTACAGGCTGCCCAGGTAGGACTCCACCACGGCGTAGGCCTTGGGCACCTCTGTGCGCCTCGAGACGTTGGACAGGACCGGCTCATTGTCCCAGTAGTGGGTCATATACAGAGACTTGAGCTGGCGCATACGGCGGCGCTTGGAACTCCAGTAGGCGTCATGGGCCTCGAGGATTTCGCGGGCGTCTGATGGCTCGAGCATGGCGGGGGCTCCTTAGAATGGGAGACTGGAGGCCCTGATACGGCGGGCCCGCGCCGCGGTTAACAGCTTGTCCACCCGGACCCCCTTGGCCTGGACGGCCTGGTCCCTCCATGAGGGTGGGATGTCACGGAGACAGCGGTAGGCCAGGGCAAGGGCCACCGCCGCGTCATCATACCCCCCCGCGGGCGCCTCCGGGGCTACCTTACCTGTTGGAATCGTTAAGGAACGCAGCTCCAGCCACGTCACACGGTCCAGCATTCGGATGACACCCAGGGCCTCCCGCAGGGTGTCGAATGCGTCCAGCTTGGACTGAAGCGTGGTGGTCCAGGGCTTCTGGGTCTGGGGATGGCGCCACTGGTTCCGATACCGCGTGTACTCCATCTCGAGGAGGAACGCGTGGCCGTGGTTGTTGGACTCGGCCAGGACCAGCGCCTGGTTGTATCGACTCGCCACCTGGACGGCCCTGTGGGCCCACTGGGCTGGCGTCACACGGTTGGACCGCTCGACATAGACAGGCTGGCGCGTGGCCACGGAGACCACAGACAGGGCGGAGTAGTCCCCGCCCACTCCGCCACCAATGTCCACGCCCATCACGTAGCGGTCATGTGGGTGGGGCGGCTCAAGCTCCCGGCCACCGTTCTGGCCCAGGGCCTGGTGTTCCACCACAGCGATGTCCTGCATGGTGGCGTCGTCGTAGTACCCGCCCTCCCGTTCCAGGAAGCAGTCATCCAGGCAGGCTGGGTACTCCCTGGCAAACTTGTGACGGCTGCCCAGCTGGCCAATCTTCCGGCGCCTCCAGTGGAGCTGGCCACGGTCTAATGCGTACCGCTCAGCCAGGGCCGTCTCCTCGTCCGTGGGCTCGAAGTCTTCCGGCACCATCTCCGGGGGGTCCGTGTACGCCGGATGTTCCCACCACCACATGGTCAGGAGGTGCCATCCGTTCTCTGGTGCTCCCGTGATGAGGCGGGCCCAGTGGTCTCCCGGACTGTTGGCCGTGCTCTCCGCTATTAGTAGTCCCTCCCCGACGGCCGCATCTGCCTGGGCCAGCACCTCCTCCAGGTCTGGGGCATAGGCCGCTTCCGAGACGAGGACAGCCGCGGGAGTAAATGACCGGAGGCCGGTCTGGCTCCTCGAGGTGAAGGCCTGGACGCTGGCCCCCGTGTCCCCGTAGACGATGCGGTTCCGCGCCTGGGTCTTGATGGGTCGGCGGAGAAGCTGGGGAGGGTCCCGCAGCCACCTCCGGCAGTCGTCCAGGAGCATGGAGGCGGAGTCGTCCCGCATGGACACCACGGCGTGCATGGCTGCGTGGCGGGAGGTGTAGGCCATGTGGTGGAGCGCGAACTTGGCCCCCGTCGTGGCCGCCACCTGTCGGGCCTTGATGACCAGGATGCGATTGTGGCCCGCCTCAATGGCCTCGAAAATCCGGCGCTGCATCGGCAACGGGTCGAAGGGGATGGGGCGCTTGGAGTCCTTATCCTGCACCTTGTGGAGCTTGCAGAACACGGAAGGAGTGGCCACCAGCTTCCCCACGTCCGCCACCAGGTCAGCTGGGACCGTGGGCGGGAGGTACGGCTGGGCCATCAGCTCACCAGTGTGAGCAGGTCCCGCAGCTCGGCCACGCCAGCGTCATCATCAAACCCGGCGCCATCGGCCTGGGCGATGACGGCGTCCAACACGTACCGGGCGGCCAGCAGGCGCGTCTGGGGGTTCCCCTCCGCCATACATGACCGCAGGGTGTGGAGCGCCTGGCCTGCCAGCATCCGCATCTCCAGGGCCACCTTCTGGGGGGGGAGTGCGATGGAGCGCCGGTACTCCTCCTGCACGGCCTCCAGGTCCCATGTCTTCAGGGTGCGCCGCTGGACGATGCCCTCGTCCACGATGGAGTCAATGGTGTGGCCGGCCTGGACGAGCGCGGCCACGCGGCGCTGCAACTTGGTGAGCATGGTGATGTCCTCCCCATGTCCCACGGGTGTGGGGTGCATGGTCCGTGCATGTACTAGGCATGTCCCCCACAACGTAGCACGGTCGCCCCCATCATCCGCGCCCCCACTTGGGCCGCCCGATGTTCCCCCGATTCTCTGGGGGTGCATCCGCTGGCCACCATCGGCACCACTCTGGCCTGGCGCCACTGAGCGCGTCATCCACATGAATGGCCAGGATTCCATCGTGGAACTCACTCTGGGCCCTACGGTTGACCGCGATGGACTCCACTTCTCCGCGGGACAGTCGGGCCTTGTGTCGCAGCTGCGCGCCGTGGATGCGCTGCCCTCTCGGGCAGCCACAGGTGACGGAGTAGGCGCGCACCCTCTCCACTCCCTGTCTACGGCTGGCCACATAGGCCCGGACCTCTCCGCTGCCCTCACAGTACTGGCAGCCCTCCGACGCGGAACGGATGCGGGCGTCCCTTTCCTGTCCCGCCTCCCGCACCATCTGCACCCAGGTCTTCCGCAGCTCTGCGGGAGTTGGTCGGTACGTCGAGGTAGACAGCTGGCGCTCCACCAGCTCCTCCGCTCTACCCTCCGCCTGAGTGAGGAGGGAGTGGATGGTGGGGCCCAGGAGCTCCCGGTACTCTCGAGGACTGCCGGGCCCAGGCAGGGCAGACAGCCGCGCCACCAGGCGCTGGAGGTCAGCCACGAGCCACCTCCTGGAGGGGCGCCGGTCGCCTCCCCGCCAATCGTCCGGGGTTGGGGAGCGGAAGCGCGGCCCCGTCCGTGGTTCGCAGGGGCCAGCGTCGCAAAGGTTTTTCGATACTACCCATGGGCGTCAAGCCAGAGAGGCCAAGTCCCTGGAATGATGGGGGAAGGATTACATGGGCCAGTGGCGCGCCGCTCATTCCTCGCCCTCGAGCGGCTCCATGGGGGTCACCCCCACCACGCGGAGGGCCAGGTGGTCCAGAGGGACCTGGAGGGCCTGGGCCAAGGCTGGCCAGGTGCCACGGTCCGGGAGGCGCTTCCCCGTGACCCAGCGCCACGCGGTCCGTCGGTCCACGGCGTGGCCGGACTCTGTCAGGAGGGTGGCAAGGCTCGAGGGCCCGGAAAGCGACACGGCGCGGATACGGGCCTGGAGCCACTCGTGGAAAGGGGTTCCCATTTTCTGTTCCTTTGTTGTTGCGTCGCCAGCGTGGCGACTGTAATAGTCATAGCAGGTCGCCACGTTGGCGACCACAACCACAGGAAACCACCATGCACTCCATCGGACTCCTCCTGACCTGCCTGGGCTGTCTGGCCCTCCTCGCTGTCCCTGTTGCGGCGCTCTCCGACTACGTGGCGCGACGCATGTACGGAGGTGAGCTGTGAAGCCCAGCACCATCTCCGACGGGTTCGATTGTCTGCGTGACCTGGGGGTCACCACAGTGGAGGACGTGGCCATCACGTGGGACAAGTGCTGGACACGCAGGTTCCGGCGCCTGACGGTTCCCCGGCTGACGGTCCGCGTCCCCCTGAAGGACTGGCTGGCCGCGGCGGAAGCCATCGCGGACCGTGAGGACGCGCCGGAAGTCAACGCCCGGCTGAGCCATGACCATATCTGGTCGGTCATCACCGTCCGGCCTAGCCTCAGCCTGTCCACGTTCTTCCCGCTCAAGCAGCTGGAGCGGGCGCAGGCATTCCTCCGCCTCCATGGCGTGGCTGAGGTGGAGGCCTGGAGCGCCTTGTCTGCCCTGCGTGGGGGGCCAGCATGAACACCTCCGACGACATCAAGGACCTGGCCCTGTCGCTGGCGGCTGCCCAGGCCTCCATGGGGCCGGCGCTGAAGGGCGCCAAAAACCCGCACTTCCGGTCTAGCTATGCGGACCTGTCCAGTGTGGTGGAGGCCATCCGGGAGCCGTTCACGTCCAACGGCCTGGCCTGGGTCCAGGCCCCCAGCGTGGCGTTGGACTCTGGGCTGGTCACCGTCACCACGCGCATCATCCACAGCAGCGGCCAGTGGGTGGAGGCGGCCGTGTCGGCCATGCCGGGACGTGGTGGGAAGCCGGACCTGTCCCCCCAGGCTGTGGGCTCCGCTGTGACGTACCTGCGCCGCTACGGCCTCCAGGCTCTGGCGGGCGTCCCGTCTGCCGATGATGATGGGGAGGCCGCGCAGGGGCGTGGAGCACGGAAACACAGCGAGCCACGCCACAGCCAGCCGGCGCGTCACGCCCCTGCGCCAGCTCCAGCCCAGGCGCCCACGAGGTGGTCCGACGCGGAGCGCGTTCGGTTCTGCGCCAAGCTGCGAGACATGGGCCTGGAGTATGAGGCGGTCGCGGAGTACTGCCAGAGCATCAAGCGGCCGCGCCCGTCGGCGATGGGTGAGGAGCGCCGGGCCCAGCTGCTGGCGTACCTTGAGGGCGCCGCGGACATCGTGGCCGGCCTCCAGGGTGTCGAGTGAAGCTGTGTGAGGTCCGCGGCTGCCTTGGGGCGGCTGTCGGCCTCGTCACCATGCAGGCCAGAGGCTGGCGCGTCGCAGAGTCGCGGCGCGTCTGCTCGAGGCATCACAGGGAGTTCAACGAGATGGAAGAAAACAAGGACACAGAATACGCGGAGGCCCGCCAGGCCCTGCGGGCCGTGCTGGTACAGCTTGACCCGTGGCACACGGACGCCATGGTGGAGCACATGGAGGTCCCACAGCTGGTGGCCGCGCTGCGGAAGCATCACCGCAACACCGTTGCGAGACTCCAGGCTGAAACCACCAGCATCAAGAAGGAGCTCCTGTCCGCTCGCAGGCAGGCGCTGGCCGTGCAGGCGCCGCCGTGGTCCAGAGGTGACCACATGGTGATTGCGGCCACGGCCAGCCTGCTGGAGGC